GGGATGGGACCCCGAACTGCTGGCGCTCGAACTGAAGCAACTCGCGGATGCCGGATTCGACGCGACGCTGGCCGGGTTCGATCAGAAAGAGATCGACGACTTCCTGGCGTCGCTCGAACGGGACGCGGAGCCCGAGTCCAACGACGCCGAGGACTCCGTGCCGGAAGTGCCTGCGGAGGCGGTCACCCGGCCCGGCGACCTGTGGCTGATCGGGCCGCATCGCCTCATCTGCGGCGACTGCCGCGATCGCAGCGTCATCGCCGAGCTGTTCGAGGGCCGGAAGGCGAACGTGGTCATCACCTCGCCGCCTTACGCCACGCAGCGGCAGTACGATCCGTCGAGCGGCTTCGCGCCGGTGCCGCCGGAGAAGTACGTCGCCTGGTTCCAGGATGTGGCCGCAGCGATCGAATCGGTGCTCGCGCCTAACGGTTCCTACTTCCTCAACATCAAAGCCCACGCCGACGAAGGCGAACGCCACACCTATGTGATGGACCTGGTGCTGGCGCACAAGCGGCAATGGGGCTGGCGGTTCGTCGACGAGTTCTGCTGGCGCAAGACCGACGACGGCGTGCCCGGCGGCTGGTCGAACCGCTTCAAGAACGCCTGGGAGCCGGTCTACCACTTCTCGCGCGAGCGCAAGATCAAGTTCCGGCCGCGCGAGGTGGGCCACTGGTCCGATGACTGCTTCGACTACTCGCCCGACAATCCGAAGTCGACTTCGGGCAGCGGGCTGCTCGGCACGGGACCTCGTGGTGCGGCGGCCGACAAGGGCAAGAACCATGCTGCCTGGCAAACCACACGCCGCAACGCCAACGACCTCGAAGGGCGACACGGTGGCCTGGCGCGGCCGTCGAACGTGATCGAAGCCAAGACCGAGTCCTCGCAGGGGAACCACTCGGCCCCGTTTCCGAGGGCAATTCCGGAGTTCTTCATCAAGGCGTTCTCGGATCCTGGCGACGTGGTCTTCGATCCATTCGCGGGCAGCGGCACAACGCTGGTCGCCGCCGGGCTGAACGAACGAGCGGGCTTCGGCGTCGAGATCAGCCCGGCTTACTGCGACGTGATCCTGCGCCGATTGCAGGAGACCTTGAAGCTCACGCCCGTGCATGCGGTGACGGGCGAACCATTTCAATCCCACACGTGAAGGAGTGAATCACCATGCCTGAAGTTGCCACGCCGAACCAGGCCGAACGCGAGTTCGAGACCGGGACGGACGAATCGTTCAAGAACACGAGCGCCACGTCTGGGGCCGCCCACAGCGAGAACCAGCGCGTGACGTTCGCCAACATCAAGCGGACCTACGACGTCTACCAGGACCTGGACATCCAGGCTGCGCGCCAGGCTCTCACCGAGCAGACGCGGCTGAACCAGATCGCGTCGCAGGCACTCCAGAACGCCGTCGAGACGGCCAACCTGGTGTCGAAGCAGGCCGTGCGCCACGGCGACATCGCCATCGACGGCCAGTGGAATCCTGTGCAGCAGGGCGCGGGCGACACGTTGACCGCGCGGGCGGTCTCGATCGACGACGTGTCGCTCAAGGCCATCGGCGCGGTGGTCGCCGCCGCGGTGGCCGACGCACTCGCCAGCCGCAAGTAGTCTTTCTCCTGAAGGGCGCACGAAAGGGCGGTCCCACACTCCTCCGCGGGGCCGCCCTGATTTTTGGGGGAGTGATGATCCGCGAACTGCGGCTGTGGTGGCGGCTGCGGCCGCTGCTCAAACAATTCCAGGAGCTGACGAAGATGAAGTTCTCTTTGAACGTCGCCATTCAGATGTTGGCGCTGGTGGCGCAAGGCTTGAACGCCTCGATGGATCTGCTACCAGGGCGGGGCAAGTTCTGGGCCATGGTCGGGCTATCCGCTGTGCAGGGCGTGGCAGCCGTGCTCGCGCACTTCGCCAATCCCGACGGCACGCCCGCGCAAGCGCCCTATCGCAAGTCGTGATGAACCTTCCCGTGGCTGCTTCACCCCAACTGGCAGCGACAATTTGCCACAGGTCAGCACCTACCGCAGAGGAGTGGCGCGACGTTGTCGGTTTTGAAGCCCACTACCAGGTCTCCTCATGGGGCCGCGTCGGGCACAGGGAGACAGGGCGCGTTCTCCGTCCGTGGATCGCTGCCCATCGGTACCACTATGTACATCTTTGCCGTACCGATTACAGACGGAAAGTAGGCGTCCACGTACTTGTCGCCGAAGCCTTTCTCGGACCCAAGCCGTCGCCCAGGCACGAGGTGGCGCATTGGGATGGTGTGGGCACGAATAACGCCGTGACTAATCTCCGATGGGCTACGCACGCTGAGAATGTTCAAGATCAGAGACGTCACGGAACGCTGCACCCTCCCCGCTTCCGAGGATCGTCCCATCCACGGGCTAGGCTACGCGAAGAAGACGTGCTGCGACTTCGCGGCATTTACTCAGGCCGCCGCGGAGAATTGACCCAGCTCGCCCGGTTCTATGACATCCATCCGAGCACTCTTAAACGCGCGGTGGTCGGAGATGGCTGGACCCATCTATGAAAACAGTCTCTCCTGAAATTCAGGTCCAGCGATGGGACATCGAGCGGCTGATTCCATTCGCCAGGAATCCCCGCACACACACCGAGGAGCAGGTCGCGCAGATTGCGGCATCAATCGCCGAGTTTGGCTTCGTCAACCCCGTGCTAGTCGGAGCCGATGGCGTGATCGTCGCGGGCCACGCGCGGGTGATGGCCGCGCGGAAGCTCGGGATGACTGAAGCGTCGGTGATCGTGCTCGATCACTTGAGCCACGCGCAGCGCCGCGCGCTGGTCATCGCAGACAATAGGCTTGCCCAAAACGCCGGGTGGGATGAGGAGATGCTGCGAGTGGAACTCGAGGCGCTCCGCGCGGACGAGTTCAACCTCGACCTGCTGGGCTTCTCCGATGACGAGATCGAGGCGCTGCTTGCGGAGCCGGACGAGTCCGTAGTCGGCAACACCGATGACGATGCGGTTCCGGAGACGCCCGAGACGGCGGTGACCGTGCCGGGCGATGTGTGGCTGCTTGGCGATCATCGGCTGCTGTGCGGCGACTCGACGCAGATGGAAGCCGTCGAGAAGGTCCTGGCTGGCGGGCTGGCCGACATGACCTGGACAGACCCTCCTTATGGGGTGAACTACGGCGCGACGATGAAGGACAAGCTGCGAAAGAAGCATCGCCGGATCGCCAACGATAACCTGGGACCCGCGTTTGAGCCCTTCCTGCGCGACGCCTGCACGAACATCCTTGCCGTCACGAAGGGTGCGGTCTACATCTGCATGTCCTCGTCGGAGTTGCACACGCTGCACGAGGCGTTCACTGAAGCGGGCGGCCACTGGTCCACCTTCGTCATCTGGGCCAAGAACACGTTCACCATGGGCCGCGCAGATTACCAGCGGCAGTATGAGCCGATCCTCTACGGCTGGAAGGAAGGGACGGACCACTACTGGTGCGGCGCGCGCGACCAAGGCGACGTGTGGTTCGTGAAGAAACCGGTAGCCAACGACCTCCATCCGACGATGAAACCGGTGGAGTTGGTGGAGCGCGCCATCCGCAACTCAAGCAAAAGCCGGGACACGGTGCTCGATCCTTTCGCTGGGTCGGGTTCGACGCTGATCGCCAGCGAGAAGACTCACCGTCTGGCGCGGCTGATCGAGTTGGAGCCGAAGTACTGCGATGTCATCATCCGGCGATTTGAAGAGTTTTCGGGCAAGCGGGCCGTGCTCGAATCCGACGGACGAGGGTTCGCTGAGATCGCCCTGGAGCGAGGAGCAGTGGCGGCGTGAGGTGGCGCGGTGCGAACGGGAACTGGCGGAAGTCGAGACGCTGCTGCGCGCGGGTCATCCGGACGTCGCGGGCCTGTGCCTGGCGCTGCACGACTGGGCCCAGGAGTTGCAACTTTTGCACCGGGAGCGCGAGCAATGGATGAGCGAATCCTGACGGCTATCGTGCCGGCGATCGGGCTGGTCTCCGGTCTGGTTGCCGCCTACGTGAGCCTCCAGAACCGCGCGCTGCTCGCCGAGGTCCGCAAGGAACTGGCCGAGCAGGAGAACCGGATTATCTCCAGATTGAACGGTCTGTACATTCGACGGGCCGAGTGTGAGTTGCATAACGCGCTGCTGGAGGAACGAATTGAGGGGATTGCAAGGCAGAAGAGAGAATCCGCCGGCGATTGAGACCGGCGGCGGAGGGAAAGGGTTGCGGTTACGCTTGGATCCGGTAGGCACGGGCCCCCTCGGGCGTCTTGATGGATTCGATGGTGAGCCCCATCTTCTTGCCCAGCGCGCCCGAGATGAAGCCGCGGACGCTGTGGGCCTGCCAGCCCGTCGCGGACATGATGACGGCGAGGGTGGCGCCCTCGGGACGGCGCAGGAGTTCGAGGACGATGGCCTTCTTCGAGCCTTCGCGCGCGGGGGCGGCGCCTTTCTCCTCGGTGCGAGCCTTCCTCGGCTTGGCCGCTTTGTTCGCGTCAGGGGCCGCCTGGGGCGCGGCGGTGGACGTCAGGGCCTGGACCGCCTTCCAGATCCGCGCGACGGCGGTCTTGCGGTCTGTGAACTTCTTGACCGGCTTCAGGTCGCCGAAGGGCGGCACGCCGGCGAAGCCGTTCCAGATCTCCACCAGGCGCTCGGCGGGCCAGTTGGCGGCGAGCTTGGCGAGTTCCTTCTCGCTCGAGAATCGCGCGTGGTCCTCCGGAATTGCTTCTCCGGCGAGGTAGGCAGTGATCGTGCAGTCGTTGTCGATGGCAAACGTCGTCATAGCAGGTGTCCTTTCTATCGGGTCATGCCGGCGAGTTGATCGTCGGCGGTGAGATGCAAGTTCTTGAAGTAGCCGCTGGCCAGGCGCGCCCAGCCCCACGGCGTCGAGATTTCATGCCGCGCCGCGATGCGGCTCAGCTTGATCCGGTGCGTGCCGTTGTCGAACTCCTTCTTGAGGTGGCCCCAGCGGTCGAGCCTCCAGCCGTTCCGGGTGGCCCAGGCGATGAGTTCTTCGCGGTTCATGGCCATGGCGTCAATCCTCCTGCCGGCGGTCGATGAGGCCCGAGGCGTCCTCGACGGACTGCCGGATGTCGTTCCAGCAGTCGCGGCAGAACTGGGCCTTGTCGAGGAGCAGCCCCTCGCGATTGGTCAGTACAAGCTCGCGATGGATCGACTTCACCTCGTCACACAGCGAGCATTCGATGTACGGTTGTGCGGTCATGGTTTGTCTCCTGGTGGTTCAGTACTCGAGGCCCTTGGCGTCGACCGCGCTTGGGTCGCCCAGGTCGGCAAGCACGTAGGCGAGCTGCTCGGTGATGCGGCCGAGGTCGCCCGAGTAGCCCCAGTCGGTGGGCGCGGAGGCCTGCCGTCTCTTGTGTTCGGCGATGCGCTTCAACAGGTCCTGGGCTTCGGCATGCCGGTCGGCGTAGCAGCCGGCTGCGGTTTGCGTGGTCGATTGTGCTTTCGTGTTCCTCATCGCGACTCCATTCATCGCTTCTGTTCCGCATAGAAGCAAGCGAATTCCGCGCGTGAATCGCGAGAAAGTTCCATGCCGCTGCTGAGCCTGCGCGCCTACGCCAAGCATCGCGGCGTGAGCCTGGCGGCTGTGCAAAAAGCGATCCATTCCGGGCGGATTACGCCGAACGCGGACGGCCTGATCGACAGCGACCGCGCCGATGCCGAATGGAATGCGAAGACCCGGCCCGGGCAGACGCGGGCGCGTCCGGCGGTTCCCACGCCGCGCGAACCGGCCGAGGCGCCGGCCGCCGGGCTCGATTACTTCCGCGCGCGGGCGATCCGCGAGAGCTACCTGGCGCGGCTGGCCAAACTCGAGTTCGAGGAACGCATCGCGAAGGTCGTGGATCGCGATGAAGTGCAAGTGGCGGGGTTCACACGCGGGCGCGTGGTCCGCGACAACATGCTGAACATTCCCGACCGTCTAGCGGCGACGTTGGCGGCGGAGAGTGATGAGGGCAGGGTCCATCGCATTTTGAGCGACGAGATCCTGAGAGCTTTGGATGTCCTTGCCGGCCCAAACAGCGACTGAGATCTACAACGCCGCCTTCAACGCGGGTCTGAGGCCGGACCCCGTACTGACGGTCTCCGAGTGGGCGGACCGCTACCGGAAGCTCTCCGGTAAAGCAGCGGCCGAGCCGGGCCCATGGCGCACGGACCGCACCCCGTACCTGCGCGAGATCATGGATTCCCTTTCGCCGGCGTCTCCGGTGGAGCGCGTGGTCTTCATGAAGGGCAGTCAGATCGGAGGCACCGAGTGCGGCAACAACTGGGTTGGCTATGTGATCCACAAGTCGCCCGGACCGATGATGGTGGTGCAACCCACGGTCGAGCTGGCCAAGCGGAACTCGAAGCAGCGCATCGATCCGCTGATCGAGGAAAGCGACGTGCTGCAGGAACTCGTGAAGAGCCCGCGCTCGCGCGATTCGGGCAATACGGTTCTCTCGAAGGAGTTCCCCGGCGGCGTGCTGGTGATGACCGGCGCCAACAGCGCCGTGGGGCTGCGCTCGATGGCCGTGCGGTATCTGTTTCTGGATGAGATCGACGCCTATCCGGGCGACGTCGACGGCGAGGGCGATCCGATCAACCTGGCCTTCGCGCGCACGCGCACGTTTTCACGGCGCAAGGTCTTCATGTGCTCGACACCCCTCGTTACGGGCTTGAGTCGGATTGAAGCGGCGTTCGCCGAAAGCGACCAGCGGCGCTACTGGGTGCCGTGCCCGCACTGCGGCGACTTCCAGGTGCTGATGTTCGAGCGGCTGCGCTGGCCCAAGGGCGAGCCGCGGAAGGCGGCCTACCATTGCATCGCGTGCGAGCAGGCGATCTTCAATCACCAGAAGAACGCGATGCTCGCGGGCGGTGAGTGGCGACCCGAGGCGCAAGGCGACGGGCGCACGCGTGGCTATCACCTGTCGAGCCTTTATAGCCCTGTGGGCTGGTACTCGTGGGAGCGCGCAGCGGATGACTGGGAGAAGGCGCAGAAGGACGTCGAGCGGCTCAAGTCGTTCGTCAACCTGGTGCTGGGCGAATCGTGGCAGGAGCGCGGCGACGCGCCCGACTGGCAGCCGCTCTATGACCGCCGAGAAGACTACCCCATCGGCACTGTGCCACTGGATGGGTTGTTTTTAACGGCGGGTGCCGACGTACAAAGGGATCGCATCGAAGTCGAAGTGGTGGCCTGGGGCCGTGGCAAAGAGTCGTGGTCGGTGGATTACCGCGTGCTGGTCGGCGACACCGCGAGGGCGGATGTCTGGCGGCAGCTCGACGCGCTCCTCGATGAAGAGTTCCCGCACGCGAGCGGCATGCGGATGCCGATCCGGGTGCTGTGCGTCGATTCGGGTTTCAACCCGCGCATCACGTACGACTGGGTGCGCGGACATCCGCAGGCCTCCTGGGGTCCGGCCGGCGCGCGGGCGGCGAGCCCAAAGACGGCAGCGGCGGTGAAAGGAACCGCGCGGACGGACCGGCTGATTCTGGTTGCCTCGCCAGTCGACGCGAGTAAGCGGCGCGGCACACGCCTTTGGACGCTCGGCACGCCGGTGGCGAAGTCGGAACTGTACAGCCGCCTGCGCCTGGCACCGCCGACGGAAGAAAGTGGCGAGCCCTTCCCGCCAGGCTACTGCCACTTCCCACGTTACGAGGAAGAGTACTTCCGGCAGTTGACCTCGGAGAGTTTGGTCAAGGGTCACTGGGTTGTAGGACCGAACCAGCGCAACGAGGCGCTCGATTGCCGGGTGTATGCGCGGGCGGCGGCCTCCATCTACGGCATCGACCGCTTCGCCGAGAGGCATTGGCGAGAACTCGAAGCCCTGCTGCCCACGCGTGCTGCCCAGCCGGAACCGCCGGCCTCGGCTCAGCCACGGCCCGCACGCCGTGTCACGGTGAGTTCGAACTGGATGAAGCGATGACGTTACAGGAACTCGAGGCCCAGCGAGAGGCGCTCCTGGCCGCGCTGAGTGCGCCGGATTCGGTTTCATTCGGCGACCGCTCCATGCGGCACCGCAGCCCGGAGCAGATTCGCACGGCATTGCAGCAAGTGGATGCGGAGATCGCTAAGGTCAAGGCCGCTGACTCCGAAACGTCACCGCGCCCACGCGTCATCCGGACTTACACGGAGAAGGGTTTCTGATGGGCTACTGGCGCAATCTCATGCGGGCGGCGTTTGCGACGCCCCTCCGCGCCCGCTCCGGTTACGAGGCCGCCGCCAACACGCGCCGCACGCAGGGGTGGAATCCGGCAAACGAAGGGATCAACGCCCTCGTCGCGGGCGGCGGCGATGCACTGCGTTCCCGCTCGCGCGACATGGTCCGCCGCAATGCGTGGTCCAGTAACGCGGTCGAAAGCTTCGTCGGCAATGCGGTAGGCACCGGCATCAAGCCGCAATCGAAGCATCCGGATCCGGCCGTGAAGCGGCGGCTTCAAGAACTCTGGCTGCGGTGGACCGACCAGGCCGACGCTGCGGGGCTGACCGATTTCTACGGACTGCAAGCTCTGGTGTGCCGATCCACGATCGAGGGCGGCGAGTGTCTGGTACGCATCCGCGAGCGCCGGCCCGAGGATGGGTTAACGGTGCCGCTTCAGCTTCAACTGCTCGAGGCCGAGCACCTGCCGACGACCAAGAACGAGAACCTGCCGAACGGCAACGTCATCCGCGCAGGCATCGAATTCGATAAGCTGGCCCGCCGCGTGGCGTATCACCTCTATCGCGAGCACCCGGGCGAGAAGCTCCTCTTCTTCAATACCGGGGAGACCACGCGTGTGCCGGCAGAGTCGGTGCTACACATCTACAAGCCACTCCGTCCGGGCCAGCATCGCGGGCAGCCCTGGCTGACGCAGGTCCTGGTGAAGCTCCACGAGCTGGATCAGTACGATGACGCCGAACTGGTTCGCAAGAAGCTGGCGGCGATGTTCGCTGCCTTCATCACCGAGAACAATCCCGAGGATCCGGTCATCGGGAGCAAGCCGGGCGAAGGCGAAACGGACGCCAGCGGCGCGCCGCTGGCAGGGATCGAACCAGGCTCGATGGTGAAACTCCTACCCGGCGAGGATGTGAAGTTCACCGAGCCGGGCGACGTGGGCGGCATGTACACGGAGTTCATGCGCGTCCAGTTGCGCGCGATCGCTGCGGGCCTGGGGATCACCTATGAGCAACTCACTGGGGATCTGGAGCGAGTGAACTATTCTTCGATCCGCGCGGGCCTGCTCGAGTTCCGTCGCCGGTGCGAGCAGTTCCAGCACCAAGTAATGGTCTTTCAATTCTGCCGTCCTGTGTGGCGCGCCTGGATCGAGGCGGCTGTGATAGCCGGCGCGATCAATGCGCGCGACTATGAGCGCAACCGGGAAGCCTACCTTGACGTCGAGTGGCGGCCGCCATCCTGGGACTGGGTCGACCCGCTGAAGGACATGAACGCCGAGGTCGTGGCCGTGCGCGCGGGTTTCAAGCCGCGTAGCGCCGTCATCAACGAGATGGGCTACGACGAGGAAGACGTCGACCGGCAGGTCGCCGCCGACAACACACGCGCCGATTCGCTCGGATTGACGTTCGACTCCGATCCGCGCAAGACCACCAGCAACGGGCAAAGGGTGGCCGAGAAGGAGCCGGCAACGGAAACTCAATGACGAATCTCTCGCACATCGCCTCGCGCGTGTTCAACACGCCGCTGATGATCGACTCGAAGAAGCTGACCGCGATCCTGGCGGTGCTGGCGCCGCGTCTCGGTGTCGATCCGCCTCCCGTGGATGCGGCATTGCTTGCCGAGCAGCGGTCACGGAAGCCATACGCCGTCACCGATGCCGGTGTGGCAGTCATCGAAGTCGCGGGGAGCCTGGTGAATCGGGCCTCCGGTATGGATGCGCAGTCGGGACTCACTTCCTATGAGCAGTTGGGTAACGAGATTCTCGAGGCCGCCACAGACCCGCAGGTCAAGGGCGTGCTCCTGCGATTCGACAGCTACGGCGGCGAGGCCAATGGCGCCTGGGACGTGGCGAGCCTAATTGAGGAGGCGGCACAGATCAAGCCGGTGTGGGCATCTGTCGACGACTGGGCGCTCAGCGCCGGGTATCTGCTGGCGTCGGCCACCGACCGCATCTGGGTGACACGTACAGGCGGCGTCGGTTCGGTGGGCATCATCGCGATGCATCTCGACCAGAGCGGCTGGGACGCGGCCAACGGTCTGAGGTACACGACCATCTTCGCCGGCGACCGCAAGAACGATTTCAATCCGCACGAGGCGCTGTCGGAAGGCGCTCGTGATGTGCTGGTCACGGAGGTCGAACGGCTCTACGGCATGTTTGTCGATGCCGTTGCCCGCCGGCGAAGTACGGGCGCGGCAGCCGTCCGCGGTACTGAGGCGGGCATCCTCTACGGCGACGACAGCGTCGCTCGTGGCTTTGCCGACCGCGTCGGCACCTTCCGCGACGCCCTCGCCGCGATGACAGCGTCGTTGTCCCAAACCAAGTTCACGAAAGGAGGCACTACTGTGTCCGAACCCACCCAGGCGGCAACGAGTCCGCCCGTTCCCGATCTCGCCGCCATTGAGGCCGCGGCCCGCGACCAAGGCTATGCCGAGGCGGCCGAGATCGTCGTGTTGTGCACCATCGCCGGCCGGCCCGCGCTCGCCGGCGACTTTATCGCCCGGCACCTCTCCGCTGCCGACGTCCGCAAGGAGCTACTCACCTTGCGAGCCGACGCCGGTCAGGACGAGATCCGGTCCCACGTTCTGCCCGAGGCCAGCACGGCGGCCAAGCAGAACCTCGATGAGAACCCCGTCGTGAAGGCCTGCGCGGCACTGGCTGGCCCGAAAGGAGCAAAGTAATCCATGCCCGTCCAAACCGAAAGCAACTACCTCGGGGATGTCCTCAAATACGAAGCCCCGAACCTGTTCTCCCGCGATGAGGTGACTCTCACCGCGGGCAACCTGTCACTCGGCGCCGTTGTGGGCCGGAAGGCGCCCGCCGTTACCGTGACGCCTGGCGGCTCCAATGTCGGCAACGGAGCTATGGGCACGGTGACCCTCGGTCCGGCCGCGCTGCCCGGCGACTACGTGTTGACTTGCAAGACCAAGGTCACCAACGCCGGCGTCTTCTCCGTCGTAGACCCGCGCGGCCTGCCGCTGCCCGACCTCACGGTCGCAGTCGCTTACGCCGGGGATCACATCAACTGCACCCTCGCTGATGGCAGCACCGATTTCGAAGTGGGCGACTCCTTCACGATTGCGGTGTCGGTCGCGAGCGAGATCGGCGAGTTCAATCCCGCTGCCAGCGACGGCCTCCAGTTCGCCGCAGGCGTCCTGGTGGAAGCCGTTGACGCGAGCGCCGCCGCCAGGCAGACCGTGATCATCGCGCGCGATGCCATCGTATCGCGGGTCGCGCTGGTGTGGAAGACCGGACTCACCGCGCCGCAGAAGGCCATCGCCATTGCCCAACTGAAAACCCTGGGCATTCTTGTCCGGGAAGGAGCCTAACATCCATGCCGATCCTCAATCCATTCGCAACTGACGCGTTCAACATGGTCGCGCTCACGGCGGCCATCAACAAGATCCCGAACACCTACGGGCGGCTCGAGCAGTTGAATCTGATGCCCGCCACGGGTGTCCGGACGCGCACCATCATCATCGAAGAGATGAGCGGCGTGCTGAACCTGCTCCCCACGCAACCGGTGGGCGCGCCGGGCACTGTCGGCACGCAGGGCAAGCGCAAGGTGCGCTCGTTCGTGATCCCGCACATCCCGCACGACGACGCCGTATTGCCCGAAGAGGTGCAAGGGATTCGCGCCTTCGGGTCGGAGTCGGAGACGGAGGCGCTAGCGAACCTGATGGCGATGAAGCTGCAGAACATGCGCAACAAGCACGCCATCACGCTGGAGCACCTGCGTATGGGCGCCCTGAAGGGCGTGATCCTGGACGCCGACGGGTCGACGCTCTACAACCTCTATACCGAGTTCGACATCACGCCGAAAACCGTCAACTTTGCGCTCACGACGAACACCACTGAGGTACTGTTGAAGGTGCTCGAAGTGAAGCGCCACATCGAGGACAACCTCAAGGGCGAGTTCATGACGGGCATCCTGTGCCTGTGCTCGCAGGGCTTCTACGACGCCTTCACCACGCACTCGAAGGTGAAAGAGGCCTTCCAGTACTACCAGCGCAACCAGCAACTCGGCAACGACTACCGAACCGGCTTCACGTTCGGCGGCGTGACGTTCGAGGAGTATCGCGGCCAGGCGACCGACGCTTCCGGCAATGTGCGGAAGTTCGTTGCCGACGAGGAGGCACATTTCTTCCCGCTGGGCACGGCGAACACGTTCCGCACGTACTTCGCGCCGGCTGACTTCAACGAGACGGCGAACACGCTGGGCCTGCCACTCTACGCCAAGCAGGAGCCGCGGAAGTTCGGGCGCGGTACCGACCTGCACACGCAGCAGAACCCGCTGCCCATTTGTCTGCGGCCGGAAGTGCTGGTGAAGGCGACCAAGGCCTGACCATGAGCGGTTGGGAGTCGGCAGTGAGTGGCCTGAACGGGGCCGTCGTGAACACGTTCGGCCGCGAGGTCCTCTACTTGCCCGACGCCGGTGGGCAGGCCACCGTCCGCGCGGTGTTCCAGGCGGTGCGGGAAGCCGAGGACGCCTCGCCGGGTGTTTATGTGGTGCTATTTCTCCGGCTGGCGGATCTGGCGGCGGCGCCCGTGCGCGGGGACGAGGTCGAGATCGGCGGTGCTCGGTACAAGGTGTTCGACATCGAAGCCGACACCGAAGGTGCTGCTGTGCTGAGGTTGCGACAGGTCAACTGAAACTTCAGGCCAATTGTCCTGAAGTCGCGGATGAGTTCATCGATGCCCAGCGTCCGGGTCTACCAGAAGAAGCAACTCCGCCTCGACCTGCTCAACTTCCGCCAGCGGCAGATGTACGAGCTGGGCAGCGCGGGCGTCGCGGCCGTGAAGGCGCGCGTGAGCACGGCGCAGGGGCCCGGCGATAGCGCTGCCAAACCGCTCACCAAGCGCTACGCGATCTTCAAAACGCGGAAGCGAAAGGGCAACCGCCGCAATCTCACCTTCAGCGGCGACCTGCTCCGCAACTTCCAAGTCCGGACGGTGAGCGAGAACCAGGCCAAGGCGACCGTCTCGACTCGCAAGGACCGGATCAAGGCCTGGGCCAATCAGAAGCGCGAGGAGTGGATGGTGTTCTCGCCGAAAAACAAGGCGGCCGTCGTTGAGGCCGCCCGAAGAATGCTCGAAGCGATGAAACTGCGGATACTCGTTGAGCGCGCCCTGGGAGGGAAACAGAGGTGATCAACCCGGCCGAGCTTGTCGACAACCTCGTCGCTTTGCTGCGCGACATCCCGGAACTGGTGACCGAGATGGGCGGCGACGAGCAACGGATATTCGCTTACCACGATCAGTATCCGAAGCGGGCGAGCCTCGCCGCAGCGATCCACGACATGCCTGCGCCTGGCATTATGGCCGCCTGGCAGGGCACGACACCGGGCAGTTTCGGCGGCGTCGATGTGTGGAAGCACCAGGTCACGCTCTACCTGCGGGCGCGTGAGACATTCGATGGTGATCCACCCACAGCCTACTACCGGCTTTTCCGGCTGATCACAAAGGGAGTGCTGTCATCGCTGGGCGTGCCGATGCTTAACGCGACGGTGCATCCCTCCTGTTACCCGATGGACCTACCGCTCATCCAGCGGCAGACCGACGCGGAAGGGCTCGACTACTTTGAGGTGCCGATGACATTCACGGAGATGGGAGATGAGTGAACAAGTGGCTTTGGTTTCGCCAGACGGCGAAGTGCAGTATGTCGAGGCGCGACCAGATGTTCTGGTGCCCTTGATGATTCGTGGCTATCGGCAGTTGACCGAACGAGAGGAGGTAACGCCTGATGTCCGTGACGCGGATGCAGGAGATCCAGATTTGCTTCGGTAAGCAGAAGCAGGCCGACATCGCCACAGCCAACACCGGCGTGCAGATGTGGCAGTTGCGGAAGCTGAACGCCGCGCTCGCCAATCCGAAGCTGAACACCGAAAACGACGCAGAAGAGTTCGGCAAGGGTCACGAGTTTCCCACGCAGTCGTTCCAGACGTCGTGGGACGTGAACGGCACGCTCGAAAAGTACCTTGGTGCCGAGATTGGTGCGTGGGCGATGGCCTACGGACTCGGCAAGGTGGTTAAGTCGGGCACGACGCCGAACTTCACCTACACGTGCACGCCGCTCATTCCGGCCAGCGGTGACGCGGCCGAGTTGCCGTACTTCTCTTTCGTCGAACAGCTCCGCCCGGGTGCCGGCGTTGTGGCGGACCGCATGGCCGTCGGCTGCGTGGTCGAAGGCTGGACGGTCTCCATCGGCAGCGGACCGGGCCGCGCCAACTCAAAGATCACCGTCGAGTTCGTTGGCTCCGGGAAAGTGACTGAGCCGTCCGGGATAACGATGCCGGCGGCGACCGTCGAAAAGCTACTGCCGTCGGCGTCGCTTGCGCTCACGATCAACGGGGTCAACTACGTCTCGAACAAGAACATCGTCTCGCTTGAAACGTCGTGGAAGAACAACGTCCGGATGGATGGCGGCTTCTTCCCCGGCTCGGGCTTCCAGACGCCAGGCGATGCGACGAGCGGCGCTATCCGCGGCCGCTTGGAGTTCGGCAACCGCCAGGGAACCCTCCGGTTCGTAGCCCGCTTCGAAAATGGATCGACGGAGCTGACGAAGCTCAAGAACCAGTCCACGGGCACGGCGGTGCTGTCGCTCACCTACGATGCCAACAACTCCCTGGAGATTACTTGGCAGAAAGTCTCCTTCGCGACCGCGGAACTCGGCGAAACGGACGGCATCGTGACGGTCTCGGTCGAGTGCCTGCCAATGTGGGACACGACCAACGGCGTCGTCTCTGCAGTGGCCAAATGCAACGTGGACGGCATCTGCCAATAGGAGACCCTCATGTTTGACGCAACCAAGCCTATCGCAATGAACCTCCGGGCGCCGGAAGGCGTGAAGACGATCCGCGTGCGGTTCCCCTCTGACGACGATTGGATCGAGCGGCAGCGCCGGCGCAAGGTCATCATCAAGCAACTGGGACGCGGCGTTTCCGAGACGATCATCTCGGGCGGCGAAGACGCCGATGCGGCCTTGCTCGCCAAAATCCGCGAGGGGGACGGGGAGGTCGATCCCTTCGAGGCCAACCGCATCGTCGAGCAGTTGAGCCAGGCGGAAGTGGACGACGTGGTGCAGACCGGCGATTCCTTCCGAGTCACCCTGCGCGTGCTGGGCGGCGCGGTGACACATCTTCTGAGGATGCCGTCCGCCAAAGACGTGTTCGAATACCGCCGCGGATTCGCGCGGGTGCTCGACCTGCCGTACAACCGCCAGGAACTGACGATCAACCTCGGCGCCGCCGGCGCGCTCTACAAGAAGCTGATCACGGCGACGGAAGGCTACGCCGGCGAGGCTCCGATCATTCACCAGGCCGTCGCGGTGAAGGCGGCCATCGACGCTCTTGATGCCAGTTTCCAGGAGACCGGCGGCCCAAACTGACACCCGGGGAGTGGCCGGAACACCCCTCCCTGCGATTCCTCGTTCACTGGTCGCTGCGGCGCGATGAACTGTGCGATCCCGGCATCTGTCCGGATGGGCCCGACGACGGCGACCGGTGCGACCACTGCCCGCTCGACAAGCTCGACGCAGCACAGTATTCCGAGTCCGGGCTTCTCATCCGGCGCGCACTCGATCTCCGGGCGGCCCTGAAGTTGGGCATCCGGATCGGTCTCGATGAAATTCGGGCGGACGAGTTCTGCGCCCTGGTGGTGCTCGAAGAAGAGCGCGACAGGCTGGACCGCGAGCAGATAAATCCCCATGGCCGATAACAAACTGGAACTGGTCGTCACCGTCGAGGTGGACAAGGCCAACCAGTCCATCAAGACCGTCAATGCCAGTCTGTCGAGCATGGAAGCCACCGCCGCCAAGACCGCGAGGGGCGCGGCGCAGGGGATCGATGGCATGACGGCGGCCATGGTGAAAGGCGCCACCGCCGGCAATCTGGTCGCCGACGCCATCAAGTCCGCGCTTGCCTGGGCAAAGGATTTCACGGTCGGTTCGGTCATGATGGCGGCCGAGAACGCCAAGGCCGAGGCTTCGCTCAAAGCGCTTGCCATGGCGCACGGTGTAGGCGCAGAAGCCGCGGCCAAGCAGGTTGCCGCCATCGAAGAGATCGGTTTCGAGTTCACCGAGGCGACACATGCCGTACAGCGTCTCATCGTTGCCGACATGGATCTCGCCAAGGCCGAGGGTCTCGCCAAACTCGCCAAGAATGCGGCGGCGGTACAGAACGTATCGGCGGGCGAGGCGATCGAGGCCATTGTCCTGGCGATCGAGTCGGGCGCCTCGCGCGGACTCCGCACGTTGGGCCTGTTCGTTGACTTCCAGAAGGAAGTTCTCATTCAGGAGCTGAAACTCGGTCGCGCGCTGACCGAGAGCGAAGAAAAACAGGTCCGCTACAACGCGGTAATGCGTGAGGGCGCAAAGATCCAGGGTGCGCACGCGGCAGCCTCGCAAACCGTGGAAGGACAGCTCGGGGCGCTGCGCCGCGAGTTCAACAATCTCCGTGAAGATATCGGAGCCAAGTTCCAGGATGACTTCAAGGCATTGATCGGCAACCTCCGCGGGCTCGTCGGATGGCTGCGGGTGAACACCGATCTGCTCAAGAAGTTCGGCGAAGTGGCCCTTTGGGTCTCCGGCGTTCTGGCGGCCTATGCCCTTGCCGACAAGATCATGGCTCTGGCGAAGGCCATTGCCGCGCTCAGACTGGCCAGCCTGAATCCGTATGCCCTGCTCGCCACCGGCGTTGTCGCAGCCGGCGCCATCATCTACTCCAACTGGAAAAACACCCAGGAACAATTGCAGGCGCGCTTCGACGAGATGCAACGGAAGGCACTCCGCGAGCAGCTGCTGAGCGGCAAGACCAGCGTCGAGGAACTCCGGAAGCAGGGCATGACCGATGACCAGATCCGGGAAGTAGTCCTCGGAAAGCGGCTCTTGCCGGGAGAGCAGTCCTTCGAGTTTGAGGTCCCGAAGCTTACGGTCAAGACCGGCAATGAGCCGGACCTCGAGACGCTAAAGCGGGCGGCCGAGATCCGCAAGCGGCAACTCGAGGTGGAACGGGAGTCGCGCCAGGCTGCGCTCGAGGCCGGCGCAAAGACGCAGACGGGCTTTGCGCGCGAGATCACCGAGATGAATGCACAGATCCAGAAGTGGACGACGTTCGTCGACGACCGCGGCGTCGAGCGCCGGATTGCGCTGACGCGTACCGCGTGGCAGAACGTGCTCGATCAGTTGGCGAGCAGATGGACTGCATTCAAAGAGAAGCTGCTCAAGGACAACCGGGAAAATCTCGTCGAGTACCTGAAGGCCGAGGAAGAAGCGGCACGACAGCGGATGGAGTTTGAGGCTGAGGTCTACCAACGGAAGCTCCAGTACAACGAGGAGATCGCGCGGCGGAACCTGGATCACCTCGAACGAATGATGGGCGTGGAAGAGCAACGCGCCGGCATCGACCGGGACACCCAACTCCGCGCTGTCGAAGCCGTGGACGCCCAGACCCTGGCGCAGAAGGTCGCCGTGGAACAGCGCAAGGCCGCGATCGAAGTGGATTACCTGGAGCGCGTCCACGAGATCAAGATGCGCCTGTTCGACCTCGAAACGTCGCGCATGGTCCTGGAGGAAGAGGCGAACCTGCGGCGGCTCGGCTATCGCGCCGACGAGATCAAGACCCGGATTGCCGAACTCACTCAGCAGCGCGAAGAGATCCGCCAGGCGAATCAGGAAGCTACGGATGCCGCAATCGATGCCGCGCGGCAGAATGCAGCCAACCGGACGGCGGCAATGGTGCGCGACCACAACCGGCAGATCTTCGATTCCTTCAAGCGCCAGGCTGAGGGTGTGTTCGATGCTCTGCTGACAAAGTCACAGTCGATCTGGTCAGCGATCGGCAATTCACTGAAGACCGCGCTGCTCACGGCGATTAAAGATGTTGTCACCAGCCGCGTGGCGGCGATGCTAATGCAGATGTTTACGGGGCAGAAAGTCTCTCTTGCCTCACAGACAACTGCCGGAGGTGGAATCCTGGGAGGCATCGGCGGACTTCTGGGGATTGGCGCGACGCCGGTGTTCGGTGGCGTGAACGTGCCGGTCACGACCCCGCCGTTTATCCCAAGTGGTGGGGTGTCTGCGGGCGGCGGATTGTCCTCGAAGGCGGGCTGGGCGGCGTCGCTGGCAAACCTGAAATCGTTCTTCGGCATCGGCAGCAGCGTCCAACTCGGTCCCGGCATGGCGACAACCTGGGAAGCCGCGACGACGCTTCAGAAGCTTTCAGCCATCGGCAAATCGAACGCGGCATTGCTCGGCGGCGGCCTACTGCTCTACGAGGGCCTGCGCCGCGGCGGTGCGGCCGGAGTTGGGATGTCGGCGGCGGGTGGCGCACTGATCGGATTCAAGTACGGCGGTCCGCTCGGCGCTGCCATCGGCGGCATCGCTGGTGCGGTCGCCGGCATTGTCCGCCTGTTCGTCAAAGGCGCTCAGGAGAAGGCTCGCGAGAAGATCAAGGCCACATACGGCGTCGACATCAGCGACAAGAACGTGCTGAAACAGATCGTCGACATTGCCAAGCAGGGCTTCGGCGGCAACCTCGACATGGCCATTCGCAGCCAGCAGATCCGCGATCTGGTCGAGTTGTACGCTCTTTCGACCGGCCAAAGCACTTCTGGCCTACCGGCCACCGTGCGCCCGGTGTCGTTGCTCCAGCAGGGTGGCAGCCTGTTCCAGCAGAGCGCCGGCGGCCTAGCCTTTGATCGCATCGGCGGCGGCGCCCCGTCCGCGGCCGCTCCCACCGTGATCAACATCACGGTGCCAGGCGCCAAGGAATTTTTCGAGAAGGAGACCGTGCGCGTGGTGGTCGAGAACCCGCGCGCCGTGCAATCGGCGACGTTGTCAGCGGCAAAGTCCAATGCCGGTCGCCGTGAGATGACCGGGTTGCAGTTGAGTCCGGGGCTGTTGGTGTCATGACGAAAGCAGAACTTATTGAGAAGTTGGCTCGCGCTATTGCGGAGAAGGAAGGATTCTTCGTGACGGAAGCTCAAGCGAAGGCACGAGGCATGCGTTTTCCGACGCGCGCGCAACGAAACGCGAATCCCGGCAACCTCCGCTCCTGGCGCGACTCGAAGCGCCGCGCCTATCCGACTGACGGCGGTTATGTCGACTTCGTCGCGTGGGCTTCAGAGCGTTTCCTCGGAGCCTCGCGCGAGGAACTGAGCCGTCGCGCCCTCGATGAGGGCTGGCGCGTCCTGCGCGTGCTGATCGGCCAGTACCTGGAGGGGCGTTACACGAACGGCCGGCCACCCACTATCGAAGAGATGTTTCGCGTCTATGCTCCGGCTTCGGACGGTAATGACCCTGCGGGCTATGCGCGATTCGTGGCGGCGAAGCTCGGGGCGCGGCCGGACCAGCGGCTGATTGACCTGGTTTCAACGTGATGCCTGGCTCGATTCAGAATGCAGCTCCAGCCACGGTTCTGCCGCACGGCCTTTGCCGCGCATTCATTCACGAGCGTGAGTATCCGGTCATCGACAACGAGTATCGGAATGGTGAGTCGCAGCGGTCAGTGCAGGCTACGAACAGCCGCAAGCGCTGGCGCCTGGTGAAGCGGCTCACGCCGACGCAGCTCGCGGCACTCCGGGATTTCTACGATGCCCGCAAGGGCCCTGCTGAGCCGTTCTACTTCTATGACCCGTATGAGACCAATCCGAAGTTCTCATGCGATCCGACGGGCCAGGCCGTCGCCGGCCGCTACACTGTCCGCTTTAACGGAGAGTGGAGCCAGTCAGTCGGCCCTGCCCGCACGGACGTAAACATCGAAGTTGTCGAGTTGGCCTGAACAACACTATGCCGTTTTCCGATTACCTCGACCAGAAGATCCTCGATAAGGCGTTCCTCGGTCAAGACTTCCAGGTAACTGAGCACTGGTGCAGCCTGCACACTGCCGATCCTGGCAAGACTGGCCAGAGCGAGGCCGCCGGCGCGCCGTACGACAGGAAGGCGGTCACGCAGTTCACTGCGGTCGACAGCGACGGCAACGCGAAACGCATCCGCAATGTGGCGTTGCTGCTAATCCAGGTGCCTGCCGGAACCTACACCCACATCGGCATGTGGGACACAGCGAGCGGCGGCAATTTCCTCGGCGGTGGCCCGCTGTC